ATTTGTGCCGAATTCGTCGGTCTCATTCCCTGGGCCGGGAAGAACTGAGAAACGAACGATAACAAAAGCCCGCATGAAAGAATAACGACCGTCAACCAACGACCCCAAACTTTACGTTTTGCCAAACCCCAAAAAGCTACGGCGAACAAAACGGAAAGACTCAACAAGATCGCAGCCCCAATGATGAATGAGATGACGTCCCTTGTCGGCATGTTCGAAGCCAGAACCCCGAGAATACCGATCATTACCGGTAATGCCGTGACGGCGATGTAAATGACAAGAACTATCTGCGATATCCAGACTGAGGGTGGGCGTTTAGGTTTTGTTTGCATGGGAAATTGATTAGCGAATTTATAACACAAGATCGCCTAACGACTCAACAAAACGGAGGAATAGAAGCGCGAACGAGATGACTGAAACCGACGAAATAAATGCTTCACCATGGCATGAGTTTGATAAGGGGGAGATAGAGGCTGCCCGTGAGCTGTATATGCGACTTGGGCCGAACGCACATTCGCAAATTGTCCGCGAGATGCGGGAGCAAGGATTTCGTTCGTTTAAAATGCGCGATCTCGGCCAACGGCCAGAAAGGAAGTGGGAGGGCCTGGTGAAGCTAGGCAAATGGAAGGAAGAGTATCGCCGAATGCGCGCTGAAACAGCGGCAGAGATCAAAGAAGTTGGGGAAACGTCCCGTCCCGATCCAGAGCCGATGGCGGTTCCCGAAAGTTTCCGGGAATGGCTGCGTTCCGTGGAGCCCGATTTCAACTGGAACTGGCGATATCAAACGCCGATCTTCTCGGCGCTTGAAAAAATGACGAATGGAAAGCTCCTCCGGCTGATGATCTTCATACCGCCGCGGCATGGGAAGAGCGAGCTTGTTACGGTTCGGTATGCGGCATGGAGACTGCTTCGCAACCCAAAGCTTCGGATAGTGATAGCGAGCTACAACCAGAAGCTTGCGAACAGGTTTTCGCGAAAAATTCGGCGGCTCTATCTAAGTGGAGGAGAAAAGGAGAATGGGAGCAGAGGAGAACCGCTGGTCGAGGAACACGATCGGCTTTCGAGACCAGATCCGTCGGCCTCTCGGCTATTGAACAAAGCAGACGAATGGGAAACGGCAGAGGGCGGCGGGGTCAAGGCGATAGGCGCCGGCGCGGGAATCACAGGCTTTGGCGCTGACCTGATCATCATAGACGACCCGGTGAGAGGCCGAGCGGATGCGGAGAGCGAGAACAACCGCGAAAGAGTTTGGGACTGGTACACGGACGACGTTTATACGCGGCTCGAACCAAACGGCTGCGTTGTCCTGATACAAACGCGATGGCATGAGGACGACCTGGCGGGACGGTTGTTGCAAGCCGCAAATGTGGATGGAAACAGTAGCCGGAAGCGTCTGAATTGGAAGGTGATACGGCTGCCGGCACTGGCTGAAGAGAAGGATCCTATAGGGCGAAAACAGGGGCAGGCGCTTTGCCCCGAGCGCTTTTCGAGAGAGTCGCTGATGAAGTCAAAAGAGCAGATGGGCTCGTACAAGTTTAATGCGCTTTATCAGCAGGACCCGATAAGTTCAGAAGCCTGCATTTTCAAACGGGACTGGTTCAAGAAGATCGTTGATCGGGCGCCGGACGGGCTGCGATGGGTGCGAGCGTACGACCTTGCGGTCTCGACCAGGACGACGGCCGATTTCACGGCGAGCTTTCGATGCGCGATCGATACGCGGACGGGCATTCTTTACATCGCCGACGGTTTTCGCAAACGCATCGAGTTTCCCGAACAGCGGCGATACATCCGCGAGCGGATCACCGAGGAGCGAGATACGCGGCACTGCATAGAATCGGCCCTGCACGGACAGGCGTTCGTTCAGGAACTGCAGCGTGAGGTGAGATTTGCGGGACGGAGCATCAGCGGCATAAAGCCGGACACGGACAAGACGACGCGTGCTCACGCCTGGACGTCGCGTGCCGAAGCGGGAAAGGTCGCACTCGTTCGCGGACCCTGGATCGACGATTTTCTGGACGAGGTGTGCCGCTTTCCTCACGGCCGTCACGACGATCAGGTGGACGCCGTGAGCCTCGCGGTTCAGATGCTGGCACGCGGCGGACACGGAGCGGCGGGATTTTAGAAACAAAAAAATCTATGAACGAAACTATCGAACTAGCAATTGAGCAATTCAGAAACAACGCAGGCCGTTACCGGCGGAGCAGCCGTTACTATGCCGGCGAGCACAGCCTGAGCTTCGCGACGGAGAAATTTGCCAACACGTTCGGCGATCTCTTTCGCGAGTTTGCGTTGAACTTGTGTCCGGCTGTCTGCGACGCGATAAAGGACAAGCTGAAGATAACGGGATTCGGCGTTCGGAGTGAAGAACGCGATAAATCGCGCACTCTGAGCGCAGACGTCAATGAGATCTGGCGGGCTAACCGAATGGCGATACGTGCGGGTGAGGTGCACAAAGAGGCGCTGAAGAACGGTGACGCCTATGTTATCGTTTGGCCCGCCGCGGACGGCACCGTGCAGATCTTTCCAAACACTGCCGAGACGTGCACGGTCGGCTATGACGAAGAAATGCCCGGCCGCGTGAAGTGGGCCGCAAAATATTGGCGAACGCCGGAAAAGCGTACCCGCCTGAACCTCTTCTTTCCGGACCGCATCGAGAAGTTCATTTCTAAGGATGCACAAGACGGGTTTTTGCCCAATGCGGAGAGTTTCACTCCAACGGTTGAGAGTGCGCGATCAATCGCGTCAAAGAATGCGGAAGAACGCGATGAATCGCGCACTCTGAACAATCCTTTCGGTGTCGTACCGGTATTTCATTTCGCCAACAACGCCGACATCGGCTCGTTCGGCGTTTCGGAACTCGAACCCGCGATCCCGGTCCAGGACGGCCTGAACAAAGCCGTGCTCGATATGCTGGTCGCGATGGAGGTCTGCGCCTATCGGCAGCGATGGGCGGCCGGTATCGAGATCCAGTATGACAAGGACGGAAACGCGGCGGCCCCGTTCAAGGCCGGTATCGACCACCTTTGGCTGGCTGAAAATCCGGACGCAAAATTCGGCGATTTTGCCGCGGCCGACCTTGAACAATTTCTGAAGGTAAAGGACGGTTTCCGCATCGACATCGCGTCGGTCACGGGAACGCCGCTCTATTACCTGATGCCGCAGGTGCGCGGCTTTCCATCCGGCGAGAGCCTGCGGAAAGCAGAGACGCGCTTTGTCGCAAAGGTGCGGGACCGGCAGGAACAGTTCGGCACGGTGTGGGAAGACGTTATGTCGTTCGCGCTGAGGATCGCCGGACACGCGAATGCTGCGGTCTCCACCGAATGGGAACCGGCATCTCCGCTGACCGAACGCGAAATGCTGGAGAACCTCAAACTCCGCCGCGAACTCCGGCACTATGCGGAAGAAGGACTGAACAAAATATGAACGAACAAACACCACAATTGAATACGCAATCGGACACACGTGAGAGTGTACACGCGGAAACCGATGTAATTGACCCGGAACAATTGCGTTCCGAAAACGAGACGTTAAGAAATGAATTACGTATGCGGACTGCCGTATATGATATCGAAGCCCAGCTGATCAAAGCAGGAGCGAGATCGCCGAAACTGTTATCCGAACAGGCGAAAGCGGCCATTCAGTTCGGCGACGACGGAGCGGCGACGAACATCGCGGCGATCATTGAACAAATGAAGCAACACTATCCCGAACAGTTCGGAATGGACGCGCCTGCCGGGTCGATCGACGGCGGTGCAGGCCGAAGGACCGCCCCAAGCCTCACAAAAGACGCACTTTCGCGTATGTCACCGGCCGAGATACAAAGGCTGGATTGGGCCGAGGTAAAAGCGGCCCTTTCAAATGGATAGTTTACAACGGACAATGGACGATCGCTGTTCATCACGGTCGGGCTTTTATCTTCCCAACATCACAACTTTCACTACGGACGTGCGGGATCAGGGCTTTGAAACTGTCCATTCTCCATTGTCCACTCTCAATTGAAAAACTATGGCACTAACATTTATCCCCACAGTATGGGCAGCGCGGCTGCTCACGGCATTGGAAAAAGCTCTCGTATATGGACAGACGAATGTGTGTAACCGAGACTATGAGGGCGAGATACGCGAGGCGGGCAATACCGTCAAGATCGCGTCGGTCGGCGATGTGACGATCGACGATTACGTAAAGGACACGGACATCGGCGACCCCGAGATACTGACCGATGAGGCACAGACGATGCTCATCGACCGGCAGAAATACTTTCACTTTTACGTGGACAGCGTGGACCGAGCGCAGCAGAACGTGAACGTGCTGGACGAAGCGATGAAGCGCGCGGCATGGGGCCTGCGCGACGAAGCGGACACCTATCTCGCCGGCATCATGGACACGGCCGTTCCCACGGGCAACAAGATCGGTTCGACGACCACGCCAAAGGTCCCGACCAAGGACGACGCTTATGAATACCTGGTCGATCTCGGCGTGCTGCTCGACGAAGCGAACGTTCCGCTCGAGGGCCGCTTTTGCGTCGTCCCGGCATGGTTTCACGGCTTGCTGCTAAAGGACGACCGGTTCATCAACGCGGGCACGCTGAGATCGGACCGCGTTCTGGCAAACGGAGCGGTCGGCGAGGCGGCCGGTTTCGCGATCCTAAAATCGAACAGCGTGCCTAACACGGCCGGAGCAAAGTACAAGATACTTGCCGGCCACGCGATGGCGACAAGCTATGCCGAACAGGTCCTCGATCTCTCGGCTTATAAACCCGAAAAACGTTTCGGCGACGCGGTAAAGGGCCTGCACGTTTACGGCGCAAAGGTCGTGCGGCCAACGGCGCTCGCTTGCCTCATTGCCAGCAAGTCTTAATTTAGAAGATCAGCCACGAATTTCACGAATCACACTAATTGGATCTTCTGTGTGAACCGGGCTCAGTGAGACTTGGCGGACTCATTCGCCGACTGGACAGCCATTCGTGAAATTCGTGTAAATTCGTGGCTATTTTCTTCCACCTATTAATTATGGAAACTCCAAAAGACAAACTTAAGAAAATAACAGCGTGGACGACTGAGCCTGAATTGACCGACGGCGAGATAGACGAGCTGCTCGCGCAGAGCGGGCTTGTTGACAGCGAGGGCAACGGACCCGAGGCCGAGGCGTGGTCGCCCACCTACGATCTCAATGCGGCGGCCGCGGCCGGCTGGATGATAAAGGCGGGCCGCGCGGCGAGCACGACCGAGACCGCCCCGGACAGCGTCTATGTCACGGCAAAGGTCTTTGACAATTGTGTCCGCATGGCAAGGCTCTACTCTGCAAAACGCTCGGCGGGCGTACAAGTCTGATCATCAAGGAAATTAGAACAGTATGGGCAGGAGAATTAGAACAAGATGTACAGGATAAACAGGATGGAAGTTACTCTTCTTGTGGGTTGACCCGGTTTACCCGAACCTTTCAGATCCAGGTCAATATATCCTGTCCATCCTGTTCATCCTTTTTGATCGTTCTGAACAGTTGTCATTTCACGATATCGCCGCGGGACTTGTCGAGAGATCCGTCGGAGCAGTCGATAGGCGAACGTGCGGCGAGGATGGTGCCGGTTTCGTCGATGCCGAAGTAGCGGCCCTCGCCCTTCTTGTCGGGAGCGGCGGCGGCGCACCAGCGGCGAAAGCCTCCGCCGACGGTCAGGTAATATGCGTAGCCCTCGGCGGTAAAGCCCTGATCGGGGGCGCGGTTTGGCAGAGCAAGTTTGGACATCGGGCCGTAGAGCCGGGTCGCGCCGAAATGGTCCTGTTCGGCGGTGTAGATCTGCTTTAAGGTGGCGATGGCCTTTGATTCGGCCGAGGCGTGGTCAGACCGCGTAAGCAGCGGCGTCGCGATGGCGACAAAAAGCACGAGTATCAGAACTATGACGAGAAACTCGAGAAGCGAAAAGCCCTTCTGAGACAGCATATCTCCTCCGCGTATCTGCCGGCACAGACAACGGTGAGGGAAGCTGTGGAAATAAATAGAAAGTAAAAGGTGAAAAGTAAAAGCAGGAGACGAAAATAAGAAGCGGCCGGATGCCGTCTCCCACACCGTCACCCGGCCTTTTTCGGCCCGCAAAACCGTGGAGGAATCGCGAACCGAACAAGAATACTATCACAAGTCCGGGAAAAGAAAAGTGATGGCGGACACATGAAGCGTGTCCATTTTCCAGATCTCAAATCCAGTAGGCCAAGGTCAAAGACCAGCATCATCCATCATCATCCGCGGTAAACGATTCACGCTATCCGCATCGGCGGAGTCTTTGTCGTAGTGACCTGCCAGCTTCCGGATGCCCTGAACAGCTCTGTGTTTGAAAGATTCAGGTGCCGGAAAAAGCGGTCGAGCCACGGCCGGCCGTTTTCCCTGCTGAACTTGTCGCCCGCACCCATTATGTTGTCGATGTCGCCGGCGGTGCTGTGCGGCCCGTAGCAGACGCTGGCATTCGACCCGCCCTTGAACATCCACGGCAGAGCGTCCTGATGCATGAACCTTTCCCAGTCGATCGCCAGGCCGCAGAGCTGAAGGCTGCGAAGCTCGCCGATGTGGGGCTGGCCTAATGAATGCCCGATCTCATGAGCGATCACGGGATATTTCGTCTTTACGACGTTGCCACGCCAGTCCTGTTTTTCTCTGGAGCTAATTACCGCGTCACCGCTGTTGTAGAGACGGTTGTTCGAACGGAAGAAATTGGGGCCGCAGATATTTACGACCTTTACGGACGTATGCGCATAGGCAAAATGAAGCGCGATCTCAAAATTGAACAGACACTCGACCGTCGGCCGGAATTTCGCGCTTCGGCCGGCAAATTTCGGATCGGCGACCAACTTGTCAAAGGTATCGTAGTTGTTAGTCGGGACGAGCCAAAACTTGTGGTTCCAAAGCGCGGCCTGGTTCTTCACATTGCGCAGGAAACTGTCCCACTCGGCCTGTGTCCAGTCCCTGATCCACTTTGCCTCGTCATCGGCATCGGGATAAAAGCCGACGTTTCCCGCCGGGACCGTCCAGCCATTGGCCCGGGCGATTGCTGCAAGCATTGGGCCGAGCATCTTGTCCGGATCTATGCGTTCGTAGAAGATCCGCAGGTTAATCGTCAGCTTCCAGCTTTCCTCGGCATAAGGCGGGATGTAGAGTTCCGAATCGAAACACTCGGTCCGGTCCCATGCGTTTTCGGGAAAGGCGCGTATCTTTGAAAAGAACTTATCGCGCCCCAACATCGCCTTTTTCTCAAGCGTTGCCATCTGAACGATCCTCCTCGACGAGTGCAGTGTTTATGGTTCTCTCGTTTTAGAAGACGTTATAGCGCCGACGAACCGGACAAACAATATTTATTTTTTTTTGTGATGAGTGAAGAGTGACAAGTGTCGAGTGGAAAAGCGGAGGTCAGAGAATTTAAAAAGCTCTCCTCATTACGAAGGAGGAGTACGGCTTTGGCGGGGAGTTAATTCTCTGATAGCCAAGAAATGAGAGATGAGAAATGAGAGAACCACCCCGTCAGCCGAAGCGGCTGCCACCCCCTCCTTCGTAAGGAAGGAAGCCTTTTGAACTTCACGCTTATCTCTTCACTGTTCACTATTCACTCGTCCCTGTTCACTATTCCGTGCAGTCGTCCCAGGGTTTGTCGGGGCAGTTGAAAAGTTCCGGAGCGTTTTCGCGGGTCTGCTGTTCGATGGTCACGTATGATTCGGTAGTGCCGTGGGTCGAGATGGTCCAGCCGAGATTTTTGCGCTGTTTCCAGACGTAGGCGTACGCTTGATTCTCGTTCTCGCCCAACAGGTGGCGCGATTCGTGGAGCAGGACCATCGCCCGCTCGGTGTCGTCCGCGGCCTTGGTGTAAAAATCGGGATAGACGGTGATGATCTGATACGGGAAATTGGTCGAGGCGTAGGCGTTTTCCTTTTCGATAAAAGAATTCAGCCAATGATCGGTGCCGCGAAACGTTACGGTGTGGCGGAGCAGCCAGACCTCGCGGTCGTACCCTTTTTCCTCAAGTATTTGGACGGCGCGGTCAATTGCCGCACGCTGATGCCGCGCCGGCGGAAGCGACGTAGAAAGCAGCGACAAGTAAAACGCGATGATCGCCAGCACGCCCGACGCCGCGTATGTGCCTAAATATTGTAATGCGGAGAGTAACACGTCTTTAAAGGTGCGGGAGACGGCTCTACCCGTGCCTAACAGTGTATAACATTGTGTAAATTCTCGCAACATTTGTCCTAAAACGCGACGGCGTCGAATCTAGAGTGCAAACGGCGTTCCGCGTATTCCAATATCAAACGCGTAAAATGACCGGAACGTGACCTGCAGGACTTCTGCACGCAGGAAGGAGAAGGCTGGAGTTCGCTGACCTGGAATGATCTTGAGGAAATGGTTTACATTTGCAGCTTGCGGCTTACCTGCAGACTTCTGTGTAATGTAACAAGCGTTGCCATCATCGCCGACGGACTTATGAACATAAAAGTAGGTGACAGTTTCACAAAAGAACGACTCGTAACGGACGAACTCATCCGCGCATTTGCCGAAGTGTCAGGCGACTTTAACCCGATACATCTCGATGAAGAATTTGCCAAGACCACGCGTTTTGGCCGGCGCATCGCTCACGGAATGTTGAGCGGAGCATTTATCTCGGCTGTCCTCGG